ACATTGAAGCTTGCCCTGCAATTACTGCCGATCTTTGCGTGTACAAATCCTGAACTGCTTTATCGTATCTCTGGTCAATCAATAACATATTGGATTGGTGTGCCTCCTTGTTTTTTACTTCTCCCATATATGCTTGATCTACTAATGCCTTTTGTCGTTCATGTTCTTCTTGTAGAGACTCCATTCCTGCATCTGCAAATGCTTCTTTCTGATCCATCCAATCAGCATGAGCCGTTCTTTGTATTGCAAGTGCATCATTAGATTCTTGTAATTCCTTTATTCTTAAAGTCCTCAGTATTGCGTGATATGCAACAGCATGATCTAATTTCTTTGTATACATTAACTGTGATATTTCCATTTCTTTGAGTGCTTTTTCTTTTGCATCATTAATCATAAATTGGCTCAATTGTGCCTGTTGCCTTCTATTTTCAGAGTTCATATCATAGGTGTCTTTCTGAACAGCTTTAGACATGGAAATTAAATTCACTTTTGCTTTATTGTATGATGATGCTACTTTGTCAACTCCAGTTGAAGCATCTTCTGCAAGTTTTTTTTGATCTTTGAAATAAGAATTTAGCCATGCACCTCCAGCAATTAAACCACTCACTGCTGTCAAAGCAATTGTAATTGGACCTCCAAGTAAAGCTAACGATAATCCAACTGCTGTTATTGCTCCTGCTAATTTTGTCAATACTGGATATTCTCTGCTTACTGCAATAAAGTCTGTTAGACCTGAAGCTACATCTGTTAATAATGGAGCCATTCCTGAAATAGCAGTTGCGAATCCTGCCTTAATTGATACAGTCAATTTATCAAGTGCATCATTTGCTACTTCTGAATTTTTAATAAAATCATCAGTCATAATTGCGCCAGTATCAATAAGTGACTGACGAAGTTCATCGAATCCTTTTTTACCTCCCTGAAGCATATTAACCATCTTCACACCTTCAGAGTCAAACATCTTAAAGGCTAATTCTACTCTCCTGCCTTGATCTGGAATAAGAGCTAATTTATCCGAGACTTCTCCTAATAATGTTTCTGCGTTTTTAAAATTACCATTTGAATCTTTTAGACTCATTCCTAGTTGTTTAAATGTATCTTTTAAAACACCAGTTCCATTATTTGCTTCTGAAATTCTACGAGTAAATCTTTGCATTGACATTTCGAGCATTTCTGTTGTCATGCCAGATTGAGTCGCTGCAAATCTTAGTGTCTGCAAGGCTTCAGTTGTCAATCCTAAACGAGCAGATGTTTTACCAAGTGCATCAGCTAAATCTAAAGTACTTTTGGTAGCCCTAACAAAAGCACCAATAGTCAAAACGCCAATAGCACCTTTAATCCCAGCCCTTAAACTATCAAAAGACCTCTTAGTCTTATTGACTGCTACATCTGTTTGCTTGAGGTTCTTTTTGACTTTATTAAACGCACCTTTGGTGTTGTCCTTTGCCTCAATGACTATTGTTTTCTTTTGTGCCATTAATTAGCTCTTTTGCTTAAGACTTCGTTCAATTCGTTTTTTAGTTCAGTAAATGCAATCCACATTTCAAATTCAAGAGTTGAGATTTCCATTATTTCTTCTATTGTTTTACCTAACTTTTCAGCAAGACTCATTAGAGTGAAAAAGTCTTTATCTTTGGCTAATTTTTTTTTAGCGTATCAATATCCAGTTCTTCTTCTGGTGCCATTGCTTCAACGATTCTTGAAATCACATTTGGATCGCTGAAACGCATTAACTTCTCCATTTCACTCTGTTGAAATAAAGCATTACCGTCTTCATCTAATGCTCTAATAATCAGAGTTTGGCAAACTGCTTCGCTTGTTTTTTGTGCAGAGAGTAGAGCAAATATCTTTTCCTGACTCCTAAAGTTAATTAATGGTTTCCAAAAAACTTTAAGTGGAGTGCCATTTTCACCCCACTCAGGAACCTCCATAGAATTCGGCTTTCCGCTTAACTTTTCTCTAAAGTCAGCTTCGGCTCGTTCTGTAATACTCATTAGTTACCTTTTATGCTGTTAATGTTAATGCTCCAGTACCTTGAAGACTTACAGATTTTCCAACCATATCTGCCATTGCACCAGAAAGACTTCCTGATGTTACATAAGCAGTTCCAACTAATTTGGTACTGTTGCCTACACCATTTGGATAAAACTCAACATCGACAGTTTCGGCTATCAACAAATCTGCTTGTATTGCATTAGCAGGATCATAATTGAGTTCACAAGTTGCAGTCCAACCTTTAATAGTTGTCTTAAATGTTTTACTCGTATCTCCCATTACGCTGTCTTCAACTGTGTCAACTGTTTCTTCTACAGACCAACCTTTTAATTCATTAATTTGGGCGACGGTTCCACCTGTGGTCACTGCCTTTAATGCTCCGTCAATTCCTTTCATTGTAGCCATATCATTTACCTTTCAAATTATTATTAAAAACTAACCAACTACTTGCTGGCTTCCTTTGACTTTACATGTGCAACATGATCTGCCAAACCCTTTTTGATTAGATTATCTGCTTCTTGTTTTGAAACAAGGATTACCTCACCATTATTACCTAAAAGACCATGCTCATTAACATTGCAATGCTTCTTTAACTTCACTTTCATTATCCGCCTTTCTACACCACAACATCTGGTGCAATAAAAGAAGTCCGATATTGGACAAAATAGGCCATTGAGACTATTCCCAAAGGTCTTGTTTCGGTTGATGTTATTTCAATATCCGTTGATTCAAGGAAATGGTTCTGTACTAAAGATGCTCCACCTGAGTTTTTTATTCCTGTTGTTGCTATTGCTACTTCAACTTCCTTGCTGATCAAATCGAGCGTATCTAAAACAGTTGCACTTGCCTCAACATAACCATCAATATGTAATAAACATTCACGGTTGATATTGGTCATAGTTGCCGTTTCACTTGATGTTTCAGAATCAATATAAACTACGAGTCCTGGAAGTGTTTGTTCTTCCGCTGTCAGCATAGGTGTTTGATACACATTTGCTCCTGTTGTAGTTAATCCAGTTAAAGCAACTACTGCACGATCCCGAATTTGATTCCTTAAATGATCTGCCATTAGACTGAAACTCCAAATTGAGCCAGAACAGGCACATTCCAATATTGATCCTCCCGAACAAATCCACTCTGCACTTCAGTTTCCTTGAAAAAAAACTTAACTGATTGATTAGTAAAAATAGTCCTGTTGTAAAGCGTAACTAAATTTGCTGACCTTGCGCTGAAGTTATTAGTCCCTGAATCTCTCTTACCTACAATATCTACAGTCAACAAATACAATTCTACATTCTTTGCAAATGCAGTTGGATTGCCCATTTGAGGTTCACTTTCCAGTAAGTCAATTTTAGGCTCCACCCAAATATCATTGTTCGTATAACCCGATCTCGTTTTTCCGGCATCATAATATGTATTAAAATTTGCCCAACTAATTGCAGTATGTGACCAATTATCTGAAAAATGCTTTGCTAATGCTTGGGTTGGTGTCGCCATTTTGGTCTATCTTCTGATACCTTTAATAGTTCTTTTGTTCGTTATACGTCGATCTGGAGGTCGGCTCTTACTATTCTAAAGGGATTATTCTTGCTTTTGCCCTATTTAGAGCATTTTCAACAAATCCACTTCCTTGCGTACTTGACCCTTCCTCAAGTAAACCAATGTATGCTAAGTTGTTTGCAATAAAGACTGACTTTCCTGCCAGCGGTCTTTTAGTTTTAGATTCTGCTTGTCTCAATTGATTTGAACCAATACCTTTCTCTAATCTTGAAACTTCACCTGTTGGAGCAGAACCAATTGCTAGTTGCCAATTACCTCTTGCTCTACCTGTATCAACTGGCGTTCCTAAAATTACATCATTATAAATTCCAAGTGTAAGGCCACGAAACAACTTATCTAAATCCTTCCTATCAATATTTCCTTTTATTTTTATGGTCATATTCATAATGGTCTACTGGCTTTACCGCCTGCTTGTATATCCCAAAGTAAGGCATCACTGCCAAGAACAATTCTGCTAACGGACAAAACACGATGAGTCCTATTGCCAATAGTAACTGAATCACCAACTGCATCTTCAATATCAACGCCTGTAACAGGCTCAACAAAAATTCTTCTGTCCATATTGTTAATTGATCCACCCGATGCAAGTATTTCACTCGATGTATAATCTGCTTCAATGACATTGACTGAAACATTTGTTTCTGTTTGTGATGCTATTGCTCCTGTTAGTGGAGTATAAGTACCTGCTGTCCTTTTAACCCAAGTAGCACTGCGTGAGAGTGTTAAACCAGAAACTAAAGTATTTGCAAAGGTCTTACTAATTAAATTAGATGCTACAGTATTTAAGCCCATTATCGTTTCAAATATTTACTTGAACGCCATGGCGACATTAAGGCATAAACAGAGGCAATGTTTCCTCCTTGAATTCTTTCGAGTGCTGAAGCTTCATTCTTTCTTTGGTAATTAACAGACACCGTTCCTGACAAAGCACCTACTGAAGATTCAGTACGGACTTCAATATCACCTGTTGTACTGTCTTGTTTAGATTGCAATAAGACAACAAGCTCTATTTGAGCTTCTTTAACATTTCTGTGGATTTCGTCGGAAGGATAATCTGTGGATTCGTCAATATCTCTTGGAAAAGTTAACCGCTGTGTATCAGTAGTTGCCTCTCCACGCCATTTTTGCAAACGATCTAATGAACGACAGGCTTCTCTTAACCACTTTTCTTTTACAGCATCAGAAAACGCAGACCAAGTTGTACTAAACCATTGCCGATCCGCAAGTAATGAATCGGCTTCGGTTAATGTAGCATAACTGTCGCTGGTCGTTCCCGAAATGGTAGTGACCAACGCCATCTATTCCTCCTTTTCAGAGGGACTATCAGATGAAGGTGTTTTTGCCTTCTTCTTCTTTTCTTTCTTCGGCTCTTGGGGAGCCTTTGGGGGAAAACTAATCATACCCATACTCACCTCTATGCGAAATGTAAAGGTAGCCAAAAGACTACCCTTACTCAGTTATAGATTTAAACTCCAGCAATAAGACAAACCATCTTGATATTCTGGTTGTCCCAAACTTGAGTCCAATCTGCTCCTGCGGACATTTCCGCATTCGTAGGTGAAGCACCAGCAACAGAACCAACAAATTTCAATCCACGAGGATGAAGGATATAGTGCTGACGATTAATCAAAACATCTTCACCTTTCAAAGTGTCTCGATCAACTTCAGTTGCATTATCAATAGTTCCAACTCCATACGCAAATGCACCATCTCCGAATAAATAACTTCGATATTCGGTTGTTGCACCAGAACCGGAAGTAGTACAGCTGTCGTCTACGATCAGTCTCTTACCTAAGTATGTTGAGAACATTATATTATTATCTGCATCACGAACGAATGTAATCAAACTGTCTTTTTGCAACTTTGCATATGTTGCGGAATGAACAATCATTGTCGTAAGTGAAGCGGAATTATCACCAAGCAACTGCATCGTATCAACTACCATTGAACTTGTAATATCAGTTGCTGCTTGATCATTTACATGCGTGCTAAATAACTCACCTGTATTATCAACAAACATTGCATCAACAATATTCATTAAGGTTGTTTGAACAGACCTTGCCCAGTATCCGGCTACCATGTCACCAATTGATGCCATAATATCTTCACCAGCTACTGCGGATGCTAAGTCAGTTGCACCCCATGCTTTTCCACGCATGAGCTTGACTGCTGTTTCTTGTTCGGCAGTTATGTTATTGATTGTGAGTGCTGTTCCATCTGCAAGCACCTCATCTGCTCCAGACAAATCGTTGAAGTAAGGCATCTCAAAGAGTTTACCTTTGGCTCCAGCCATTTCATCAAATAAAGGATTTCTCTGGGCGATGCCAGAAGATAGGATATTGGAAAGAGTAGTACTTCTTTCAACCACGTATGGGCTGAATATTTTAGGTACTACGATATTTGCTATTGCTGTTGCGGCCATTCTTATGCTCCAAGCTAATGTTAAAGAAAATCACTATGACTTCCTCAATTTACGCTCGTAGCCTCCGGCCACTTTACAGACAATCTACACCGCAAATCTCTGTTGCATTTAAACTTTATTAATTCAATCCATAGAATTAAGACTTAATCTTCTTTAGAGATTTAATTCAACTCCTGCTTCAGTCGCCATCTGTTTTGCTAGAACTGGATTGTCCTGCAATAACTGACCTTGCTTTGTTAAATTAAAATTATTCTGACTCCATGGATTTTCTGATCTTGTACTTTGTCCCGATCCGTTAGCACCGCCACCAGAAGAGGATGCAAATAAGTGTGGCGCTGACTTAACTAATTCTACCGCCCACTCTTTTGGACTCAAATATTGAGTACCATTTTCAGAATATCTTGCTTTCCCTGTTTCGTCAACGCAAAATAAATTGCCTTTATCATCTATGCTCCAAGCAGTCTTTGCTCTTGCTAAGATATCAGCAATAGCAGACGATTGCGGAGTACCAGCCTCACTTACTGCGGTCTGGATTGCCGAGGTGACTCGGAAGGTTTCAAGCTCTTCTTTGTACCTTGAAGCTACTATTTCCTGTTCGGTTGCGTGACTCTGTAGAGCATCTATCTTTCCAGTTAATTCAAGTTCCTTCTTTTTAAACAGTTCATCAAACTGACCTTGATCCATTAATTCTTTATCTTCAAAGCCTGAAATCTTTTGTAATGCTTCTTTTGCTTTAGTAGGATCAATTCCTGTAAATGATTCTAAACTCTTTGACATCTCTTCAACTTGCTTTTTTAGATCAATGTTTGAGTTCCTAAACTCATCCAGTTTAACTTTCTCTGTCATACCTTCAACTGATAGATGGAACTTACCATCTTTTTCTTCATAGAAATCATTTAATCCTTCTGGAATTTCTGTGCTATTTTCAATTATTGATTTAAGAGCCATATCTAATTACCTTTCCTTTTAAGTTCTTCAAGTGTCAATGGATCACCACGACGATTAGTAAAATCTTTAAGCTTTAACTTACCTTTTCTAAACAAATCACCTTTCTGTTTACCACCTACAATTCTATTTTGCCTTGAGACAGATTGTTTCTTTAACCAAGAATCCATACTTTGAGTTGCTGGTTGTGGACCTGAAACAGAAGCCCTAATTGCTGGCGGTATTTTAAAACCTTTTTGCTTTGCAATATTATCAAGTTCATCGAGTGCTGAAATAACAGGAACATGAGTTGAACGGCAACCCCAATGTCTTGGAGTAGGCAAATATGCTTTCCCATGTCCTCCTATTGGTTTGTGTCCATCTGCTGTCCAGCGCAACCCATCATAAGAAGCACAGATAGTAGTAGTCCTGCTATCCAAAGTTGCTACAGACTCAACTGCATCAATCACATCTAAATTTGCCATATAAGTATCATCTCGCACTTTTGACGAAACATTATGCACAGCAGTTCTAACTAAACTTTCTGCATCTTTGTCTGACATTGAGATCCAGCCACCTTTTCTTTCATACCTTCTACGTACTTTATCGCCCACTACATATGTCTCAAATTGGCCAGTACGTTTACCAAGCAACCTGTCTTTCATATCTTCAATACTTTCACCTTCAGAAAATCCAAGTTGAATACCTTTGACAATCCTGTTCTTAGTATTATCCTCAAGCCGATCCCACCAAGCTGAAGCAACAGCGCCTCTAATTAAATTGTCATCTACTATTGCTCTTAGTTGTCCAGGTGTCATTGCAGTATTAAAAACTTTAACTTCTAAGGCATCATTCATAATATCAACAGTTGCTTTTTCTTCTATTGGAGCAAAGTCAATCAACTGTAAACGCATATCAGCTTTTGCAGATTTATGCGATTCCGATATTATATTTTCAATTTGTCTTTTAAGTTCATTCAGTCTTGCATCCTCTCCTGTCTTCAATGTGGTTTCCGATAATAACTTATTTATATCATCTGCCATATCACGTAAGAAGCCGATTGCCCTGCGTTTCATGTTTTCTTCAAAACGATTTAAGTCAACAGCATGGGAATATACACCATCCTCAAGCTTATCTATAATTGACGGCATTAAACACCTTGATTAGAGAGTAGTGCAGATTCTTCTTCAAATGTCCATGCTTCAGGATATACTTCCATTTTCTGTCGAATCTGGAATGCACTTTGTTTTGAAATAAGACCTAACATTTCTGCCTCATTAACTGCTTTCAATTCTTCTGGACTCCAACGGTCATCCAAGTAATCTCGATTAAGCAAGAAAACAATTTCGCTTGGAACATTTAACCAAATTGATGACATTTCAAGTAATTGCTTTATGCCTATTTCAACTGTTGTAACTATAGTATCCAAAGTTGAATTTTCACTTGCAGAACGTAACCTTGCAGTCTCAGCAGTTTCAACTTGCTTTCTATGTCTTTGCACCAGCTGTCCACCTATTGTTGCCATCATCTGCATTTTCTCTAACATTGCATTTTCCATGGCAGAAGCAGACGAACCTGAGAACTCTAAAATACCGTATTTTGCATTAGGATTCCTAGAGTGCCAGCGGACATCAGGTCCGACTGCTAAATTCGATGGATCATTAGCTTCATCCTCATCCATTCCTGCTGTAAAGAATGTTGCTGCAACCCCGACTCTGTGAAGTAGCTGTTCGTAATCTGCTGAGTTCCGATAGTGAGCAATATTTAGATTTGCTAAATCCAGCAACGGAGGCTTTGCCGTATTAACTGAAACTGAATCTGAATTAATAAACTGAAAAGGAATTTCTGTTATTGAAAGCCCAGCATTCTTAGGTTCAATTAGTTCTGATTCATAATAACTTCCATTCTTATCCAGCCATATTGCAACTTCGTATTTACCAAACTCGTTGATTCGCAATTCTCTAAATCTTAATTTAGCAATTTGCACATCTTTCCCTGCTCTATTTTCTTGAGTCTTAACGTACGATTCTTTTAGCACAACTCTTATAAGACGTTCGTTTTCTGTTTCCCAATTTATCACGTCTTGTGCTTTATACATTACAACATATGGATCACCGCCATCTTCCAAACGATCCAGTAAAAGTCCAACTCTACCTGTGGTTAATATTTCAGTTAATACTCGCTTCGTCATTTCTGTAAGATTACTTTGATCTCGCATTATGGTATCTGTCCAGTCCTGAACCTGAGGTGGTATTTCCATAGTTGCTGGTAAACGCATGACCTGACCAACTCTTCCTGTTACGACTGTTGAAACAACACCAAAGAAAGTAGCCCTACTAAGATAATCTGCATATCTTGCTTTTCCTTCATTAGTATCATCGTGACGATCTAACTTTGGAAGGTAAGTATTTTGTTTTAATTTAACTGCATTTTCTCCTGTATAACAGTCATTGCATAAGTCCCATTCTGAGACTCTTATTTTGTATTCTGGGTGCTGTGCTTCAATATCAATCATATTGACCTTAACCTTTGGGTTTGAGTAATGTTTCTTATTTGCATAATCCGATACCTACAAGCATCCGCAATATGATCCTCTGCATTAGTATCGAGATCATCCAGATCACGACTATCACGTGGCAGACTTGGAACAGTACGAATGAAGTTTCTGCAAGTTGAAAATATAAACAAACCTGCTTCTTCCATTCTTTCCTGCAATGATGCTTTAAACAATCTACGCATCTTTTCCCATCCTGCCTTGCGAGTATTATCTGCACGATCCCACCGCACCCCAACTCTCGCCATTTCATCAGCAATGCTAGTTCCATTTGCATGGCTGAAGATTGAAGGATCAGCAGACCCTGCCTTAATCCTTCGATTCATTTGTTTTTCTGTATCAAGTATTCCTCTTGCAATCTCGGAAGCTAACATTTTTATTCCTTCATTTGGATTGCCTGTACAACCATACCATTCTGCAATATGAAACAATGTACCTCTTGGATAAGTAATACCTGTTTCTTGAACTTGTGTCCCATCTGATTCTGCCCACCATTGAACACTGAAAGGTGCAGAACTACCCCAATCGAATGAACGATCAATCCGCCATGACTGCGGAATCTCAAATGGTTCAACTACATGAATATCCCTGCGCCAAACATCATCAAACATTCCTCCTGCAACAATATCCCAATCGCCATGAAGCCAAGCCCGAACTAACCATTCTGGTCCAGATTCTTTTAGCCTGTCAACATAGGTTGGATCAGCTTTAAGCAGTATTTTATTGTCATATACTTTTGCTGGAATATAACAAAGAGTAGTTCCATTTTCTGTTCTAATTAACGAACGTGGTTTTGCAGGATCAATGTATCTTGCTTTAATCCAGTTATGACCAACACCACCAGGATTTCCAGTTGAAACCATCCGAGACGGAATACCATGTGGATTTCTCAAGTTTGCTTTCAGTTTTTCAACCGTTGTTTGTTTAGGCCAAAGGTCTAACTGGTCAAAACCCATCCAAGTATATTCGTGTCCTATGTAATGATTTGCTGAATCTTCATTACTTAAATATCTCATCTTTAGATTTGCTCCTGAAGGAAACAACCACTTTCTTGCTTGAGCTCTCCAAGTTGCATTTAGGTATGGATATATCCTTTCTGCTTTTCCTTGTAAATCTTCCAACTCTGGATATGATCGTCTAAACAGGATCCCATTTACATTTGCACCATATTGCATTGCGTGCTTTGCAAAGTCTAATAGGATCCCATGACTCTTTCCACCGCCTCTTGCACCTCCATAGAACACTTCATCAGCAGGACAAGCTAAGAAATCTGCTTGAGGTCCAGTTTGTGGTGCTATTCGGATTCTCTCTTTTCCCATTCTTCATCAGTTAATGTTTCAACTGGAACAAAAGAGACTTCTACATTGCCTGAATGACTTAATGCCAGATTATCCTTTTTACCCCATCTTTCTGGATATCGTCTTTCCATTAACCATGCTTTAGACTGCCATGCTTCATCTTGTGAAATATCCCTCATCCACTTAGCTTCAGCAATATGTTCTGCCTTTTTAACTGCTTTTTCAAATTCCGCATAAAGTCCATCTTTTGCAGTCTCACCTTTCTTTAACCAATCATAATATGCAGACTGTGAAATCCCAAGTGTACCACAGGCAGTAACTACATAATTTCCAGCGGATAATAGGACTTCAAACTTATGAATTAAATCTTTTGTTAATATCGTTTTCCGTCCTGCCATTTAATTCCTGTTTAATTCTGCACTTGGATATTTCTCTAAAAATACATTCAAAGCAGTATCAAAAGATTCTGCACCTTCTTGAGGATGAGTAATAATAAATTGCTCTACACTATCTGTTTCGTCAGCTGTACCGTCAAAGTTTGAGTTATAATCTTCCCAATCGTGTTCAGCCATTTGAAGTAAATCTTCTAATTCGCTCGCATAATAAGGAAGACCCTGAATTAAGTCTTCTCCAAACTCTGGTTGTATTTGGGATAATAAATCTGCTAATGCTGTCTTCTCTGCGTAGCCCCTAGTTTCATTTGCAATTACTGTTAGCTTTTTTGCTTCACCTTCAGTTAAACCATGAACAATATTTACAGGTATTTCTTTGTAGCCTAATTTCATACAAGATGCTTGACGGTGCGCTCCATCAATAATTTGAAATTTCCCTTGTTCTTCAGGATGTGGCCTCACTGTTAAAGGATCAAGCATACCAAACATACCAATCGATTCTGTGGTTGCTTCTTCTACTCTTACTGATTGAATATTTGGGTTCCAAGGATTAGGGAATACATCCTCAATTCCTACAATTTTTACATCGATATTAATTTTACTCATCAAATTCTATTCCTCTATATTTCCATAAATTAGTTGCCTCTTGCTCCATTTTCATAAAGTGTTCGACAGCCTTCCTTAAAGCATAAACATTTGCCCTTTTAGCAGCAGAACTTTTTGATCTCAATGGCATTTCTTTTCCTATTCCTGCAGATTTTACGATGTGTCCAAACCTCACTACTTGCAACCAAGTTGTTGAATCGCAAGAATAAATAGGATAACGATTTAGTATTTTGTCTTTTGTAATTCCTAAAAGATGAACTTTTAATAATTTGCCTGTCTTTTTATAATGTTTTAAAATTCTTGCAAAACAAGGTTCCAGCCATTTAATGAGAGTATTACCTTTTAGCGGAACCAGACCACCAAACAATATGTACCCATACTTATCTATCAATCTATCCAATTCTTGAAATGATGCTTTGTAAGTAAATACTGGCAAAACCTCTAAACCTCTTTTTTCTAAATATGAAAGATTCTTGTTTGTCCCTTTTTCGTCTCCAATAACATCCAGATTTACGTAGTATAAGTTCTTAATATCTTTAAATTCCTTTTTTGACTGAATAATAAAATCTGCATACTCTTCAACCCTAATTACTTTCCCTCTTGACCAAACAGAAAAAGCTCCAGAATCTATCATTAGATTTGTATATCTGTGTTCTGTTTCAGCTTTAATCTTTTTTAAACTAGGTTTTTCTACATAGGAGAACAATCGGCTTTTTACATTAGTATATAAGTCAAAACCCTCTACTGGATTAGCCCCTGCTAAATATAAATTCATTAATATCTATACTTCCAAAGCGGATCGGCAACTCCTGCTTCATCAAATCCTCTATCTCTTAATACACACGCATGACATTTACCACAACCACCAAACCGACCATCATAACAAGTATGAGTCAATCCCATTATTGATTCCAAATCGTCTTTGAGATACGTTACTGCAAGTTGAACACTTTCTCCTTTAGTCAAATCCATTAACGGAGTATGAATTTTAAATTCATCATTATTACCATGAATCCCTTGAGAGATTGCTTTCTGCATTTCATCAATAAAGTCTTGTCTGCAATCCCAATATCCTGCAAAGTCTTCCTGACAAACTCCTGTGAATATATCTTTTATTCCAAGAACGTGAGCTCTATTAGATGCAATCGTTAAAAATAGGATATTACGCCCAGCTACAAAAGTAGGTTCAACGCCTGTTGGAAGCTCCTCGGGGGAGTTATATTTACCTAGTTTTGAATCAGAAATCAGCGGAGAAGTCCCTTTTAAAATCTTTCCTAATTTAATAACTTCATGTGAATTAATATCTAATGCTTTTACAATCTTTTCTGAGCAAGTGATTTCTATTTCATGTCGTTGTCCGTAGTCAAACGTAATTGCATGAACCTCTTCGTAATTTGCTTTTGCTATTGCCAAACAAGTAGTTGAATCTTGACCACCTGAGAATATTACTAATGCTTTTTTATCCATGATTAATT